CCTTTACGTCTAGCCCCATGGTCTTTCCCAACCCATCAAGCGCTTCGGGCGCCACTTCCTCAAAGGCTCCGGGCCACAGCTCCGTCTCCCGGTTAAAGACAATAAAATAACCCTCGATGTGCATTTCGCTATCATCTCGGGCCCGAGTTTGAAGCTGTGTAGTCACATGCCTGACCTGCTTAGTCTTCCTGTCCATCGCCCTTATCACCCCCTTGCAGTTTTGCTTGGTCGCCAATCATGCCCATCGGGATGTAGTTCTCCAGGATGACCAGCTCAGACAAGCCCTCTTTGGGAGACAGGCCAAGCCAGTCTCTTACCTCGTTCCCGGTCATGATTCCACGCACATACATGTTGCCGCCGACTGTGGATAGTTCTTGAATGTCGTAGGCATATAGCGACCGCGGGTTGAACCTGAAGTAAAAGTCTGGACTCCACAGCAGCTTCCGGGTGAGCTCCTGCTCGATACCCTTGGCAATCGGTAGAATGGTCGTGTTGATGAAGTTGTTGTACTCATTACGGTCAAACTTGCCGACACCCAGGAAGAAGGCTGGCACCCCAAATATCCCGGCCACAGTTCGCTTGTCAAGCTCAACCGCCTCGTTAATCGCCAAGTCCTGCAGCGATAGCGGCCGAACCTCTTTGACATCAATGAGCTCCGCTGGGATGATCCAAGGCTTACCGCCGCCTTCGGTTTCATCTACATACTGCCGCAGGATCTCCTTTCGGCCCTCGGGATTCGTGAGCTCGTCCGTCATTGCATCGACCTTCACGATGAGGGAAGGCATGTACTTGCCACTCATGAAATTCTTCTTGGTTTTTGTGGCCTGTTTCAGATTGGCAACAATGTCCCTCAGTGCTACCTGATAACCCCTTCCACGCCAGGGTTCATTGGGGTCCGGGTTGATCACAAAGTGGAGTATCTCATCGTGGTCATACTCGATGTTCCCATACTGAACTTTGTACCCTTTATCTGTGGGTATGATGCTTGCCATCGATGGATTCAATGGGATTAGCTCATCAATCAGATCCTCTGTCATCTTCGGGTAAACAAAGCTGTTGCCTCGGCCGTCCAAGAGCATGGTGTAAACGATGTTATACATCCACGCTTTTCGGGTCATGAGGCTGTATGGGTTGATGTCGATCTTTCTGGACAAGGCGTTCTTAATCCGGATGTCTCCGTCATCGGTGCTTTGCATGAGGTGAATCGTCATGGAGCTGATTAGATCGGCGATTTTGTGAGCTGCCATCCGCACTTCAGGATTGTCTGATAATCGTGTGTATCCAGGAATATCAAAATCTTCGAGGTTGCCGTATAACACTAACCACCGAGCTGTGGGGTCCCTCGGAAGGCTTGACCCTCTAAACAGGCGTCTTGCTGTGTCTCTCAACCATCCCATCTATTCACCTCCTCCATCATCTCCCGTGTCTTTCCCCAGCCACTTCTTGACCTTCGCCTTCTTGTCCAAACTCTTGAGCATCTGCATGGCGGCAAACACCGCTGCATCAAAGAGGTCTATGCGGTAGTTGTCGCCGATCTTGTCGTACTTCACCACGTCGTCAACTCCTTCGACTGCTTTAACGTTCTGGAGGCAGTATTCAAAGGCTTCGCTGCCGAGGTAGCAGAACTCGCCGCGCTTGGCTTTGGCCTCGATCCGGCGAAACCCCTGGCTCTTGTAGACATACAGCTGGGGTGTATCTACAACCTTGAACCTGGCCTTGGTCATCTCGACCACGAACTCCTCCGCGAACTTGCGGTCAAACCCCACAACCTTAATCTTGAATCCCTTTTCCCGCATCTTCGCAAACCACTTCACGACTTCCAGGTATTCCACTGTGGGAGCGTTGACCATCGTGAGCCATCCGTCATCCTGCCAGCCGAACAAAGGGATATTATCCTCTTCAGCCTTGGCATGGGCCTGTGTGATCGGGAAAAAGGCGTGTGTAATTGCGATGTCCACGTTATTGTATGTGCCGTAGAGCGCAGCGGCCGTGAGGTCGTAGACACGGGAAAGGTCTGCGCCGCCGTACCAGATGATGGGCAGCTTGGCTAGGTCCTCTAGCGTCCAGCTGAACTTCCTGTCGCTAGCACGGAACTCCTCGACGTTGAAATAGCTCTTCATCGAGCTGGTGTAGACGTTCAGAGACTTGGCCAGGAACGATTTGCGCTGCTGCGGGTCGTTCTGCGCCTGGAGTGCTTCGGCCATCAACTCTTGGGCCGAGACTGAAACATTGTAGTTCGGATTAGCCTTCTCGTGCTCCACGGGGTTCGTATAGTCAACATCACCAGTGGTCGGATCTTCATCAGCTTTGGCAATGAAAACGAAATACTGCTCGTCCTTGATAGTGCCATCAAGTATCTTCTGGCAATACTTCATACGGTTGTAGCAGAACGAGTTCATGTTGTCGCCAGCGGTCGTGATTCCGATGCACAGACTGTTGCGGTACGCCTTGCCGGACTCCTTAATGGTGTTGTATTGGCTCGGGCTCTTGTAAAGATGCAACTCGTCCAGAATTTGGATGAGCGTGTTCAGCGAGTCCATCCTGTCACTGTTGCCGGCAATGGTCTCAATCCGCATGAAGCCTTGACCGATTTCGCCATAGATGGAGTGCTCCTGGTTATTGTCCAGGATGCGGAAATTGGCAGCTTCGCCCATTTGCCGCAAATTGAATAGTAGGAAGTTGAAGCTCTGCAGCGCCTGCTTCAGCAGGTTGCCGACGATCACGATCTCCGCACCTGAGTTGCGCTCGAGAATCCCCAACCCCCACGATAGAGCAGCCACAAACGGTGTCTTGCCGTTCTTTCGCGGGATCATGATAAACGCTTCTTTGAATCGCCTCAGCTCAGTGCCTTTGTGGTAGAACCCCAGTAGGTTGTAGACGATGAACTTCTGCCACGGTTCTAATAAAAAAGGACGCCCTCTTAATGGTCGCCCCTCCATGTCTTCGCCCTTTTGGTGAACAAAGGTCTTTTCAATGATTTGTATTACAAACTCCGGATCTTTTGTGCGGAAGTCGTAAGCTGGGTTCTCCAGGTCCCGCAGAAACCGCTCGCACATTTCCCGGGTTTCTTTACAGGCTATTTTGCGCCCCTCAACCACGCTTCGCGCATACTCCAATACTATGTCATAGTTCTTTGGTTTACTTTTCGAGGGCACTCAGCACACTCGCTAACTTTGATTTTGATTCTTGCTCAACTGTTACAGTTTCAAATGCCTTTGGATTCAGGCACAGGCGATCTGAGTATTGGAGTATATCTTTCCGCAGAGTTTCTAGCGTCGCAACGATGGGGGCTTTCTTTTTCCCACCGGCTCCCGTTTCAACTTCGTAGACGCAGCCGCCGGCCTCAAACTCTTCCAGGGCTTCCAGGTACTGGTGGACAAGGCCGGCGTAGATGTCAATTAGTCTGTTAAACTGTGGTTTGTGCACGCCTAGCTCCTTCATGTCTCTAATCGTTTTTCGCTTAATGGATTCCTGAGTTGGAACCTTCGCCACCTCGCCTCACCTCCCAGAATTCTTTTGCGAGAAGCGCGCTATTGGAAAAGATTGCCCCCCGCCGGTCCCTGACGGCGTTTGCGCTTTTCAGATCGGAGGGGGGTGTCTCTGCGTGACAAGATGGGACCTCCGCCTCATCCATTGCTGGCCGCGCTCAGTGAGCTCGCCAGTCTGTCTGTCATGCATCCTCTCGTGGCATATTGCGCACAAGCTGATGAGGTTGTCACTGACAAAGGCTAGGTGCGGATACTCCTCCAGTGGGTAGATGTGGTGCACAGTGTTGGCCGGCGTACTGCGTCCGTACCTCTTGCACTCCTGGCATAGATACTTGTCGCGCCTGAGTATCGCCGCCCGTTTGCGCTCCCAGCTCTGCTTCTTGTAGAATCTCAAGGCACCACCTCACTTTGTAAATTAATACGCCTGCCCCCACCCCGGCTTTGTCAGTGGCGTATAGTCCCCTCCTGCTGTGCAGGCAACCAAAATATCAAGCAAACTTCAACTCTTGGTTACTAACCCACTGCTCATCGTAAATGGGTATCCCATGCGCAGCGGCCACTTCCACCTCACGGCGTGCGCCTGCGGAATTCTCCCATCCGTCTACAAGCACCACCAGATCGCAGCGCTTTAGGATCTCAATGTCACCTTCCAGCCATACTGAGTCCGGGCAAGCGCCGTCAAAGAAAGCTGTGTTGCTGTGCGGGCAAATAGCCGCATATCCCAGCTTCCAAAGCCTCAGCGCTACATCTCGCGCTTTCTGTATGTTCTGGGCCACGCCGTAGATGGTGTCAGCCCGATACGGCCCGGCCACATACGCAACCTTCAAGGCATATCTCCCCTATCGTGTTAACCTCCAGGAGTAAACATCATGAAGTTAACCTCACACCTTCACTTCAATTCGGCGCTCGCTGCCGCTGAGAAGAACAATCGGTCTAACCAGCGCCGTGGGCCGCAGCCCCTTTACTGTCGGGTAACGTCCTCGCTTCTGATAGCTCCCAGTGTTCACGTAGTATCTGGTGCGCTCGTCCACCTTGTTGTTGCGGAGATCGGGTACATAGAAGCTGTCCAGGAAAGCCAACGGAGTATGAGTATGGCTAATCATGTAAACATCGGCCAGAACGATGTCGCTCAAGCGGTGCAAGTTAAGAGACTTGCCACCTATGAATCGGGAGTTCGTCCAGCCATGCGTGCAATAAATGGTGTAGACGAACGGTTTTTTGTTGAGCCGCCTACCCACCGGCAGTTTGAACAGCCCTTCATCCTCTACATACGGAACCCCTAGCCATTCAGCGATGTCCAGGATGGGAGTTGCGTCCTCCTCCGTCCTTCGCTCGTCGTGGTTCCCGCCGATAATGCCCAGGATCTTGTCCTTGATGGGCATAAGATAGTCCCGCATGATCCGCTTCTGCTGGCCAGGAGGATACATCTGGCGGTACACATCACCTTTGCTCTTCTTGGTGTCGTACTGCAGGAGATCCCCATTTAGGATCACCCTGGCATCCGGATCATCCCTTATGGCCGCAATGTCCTCCAGAAACATGTCCTCATCGCAGTCGGGACTCCCCAGATGTACGTCACTAATGCCCCACAACCGGCACTCGGGTGCATCCACATGCTCACACACAACTAACTCGATGGTGTCACCCCCTTCAAGCAAGACGCAAGCCGCAAACTCAAAAGGGATTAGTCAGTCGGGCCGGGTCTGGCCGGGCACAACTT